GGAAATCTGTTACAATAACTGGATCGGCTTTTTTTACAACTTTACGAGGTACGTTAGACGCTTTTTGCGCTACTGTACCTTTACCGTCTTCTAAAGCTTTTAATCTCTTTGCAGTATCAGCGGATACTTTAGTTAAAAGAGAGATAGCTTCTGCAATATTATCTGCCATGTATATATTTATATCTAAAACTAAGATATAAAGATATCAGGCGTAAGATCAAGTATATTATTATCTACAGTATTTTTAGCATATGTCTCTTCTAATGCACGGACCTTATTAATATACTCAAATACAGGCTTAAGCGTAACAATATCAATCTCTCTAAGAAGATCTAAACTCTTAGTATCTTTCTTTATTACCTGTGACCGTTCGCCAATTGAAATTTTATCAACAAATTTCAAAGCTTCGTAGATATAAACATCGCTTAATAATTTTTTATTTTGAGAATTGGAAGTTTTATATTTACGTAAGAGCAGAGTATTAACTACATTATCTACTTCTAAAGTCGGCACTGAAACTTCAATTGATACTTCATCAGAAATTAGAGTATCGCCCTGTATATTATAGTCTAAAGTTTCATTCCTCTCTAATATTTTAGGTAGATCAAATTCAACTTCATCTATAATTACCTTTTTATCCAAATGACTCTTTAATGCAATTATAAAGTTAATTCTATCAATAGTGTTAAAAATAGGTTGGTATTCAACTATATTATTCTTAAGAATATTAAAAGTTATTGAATTAAATTCGAGTAGAGCTAGTATAGGATTATTAGTAATATTAACGTTATCAGAAACAGTCTCGATAATTTTTGATTGCTGGGCAAGTGTGATCGGATTTAAAGTAATTGTGCTACCTAATGAAGGTACAAAAACTTCTATACTCTTTTTAGATTTTTTAATCTCATCGATTATACTAGTAATTTCAGACATAAAAATATTTACTCAATTGGTTTAGAATTGCTACTACTCTGTTCATCCTCCTTCTCTTTCATAAACATATTGATTTTAATTTTAAGTTCTGGGTAGGTAAAATATTGCAAGTCGTTTCCTTTTAAATTAAGATGCCTTAACAGTTGATATTCAAAAGAATACAAGTCCATCAGGTCACTTGTAATAATACTTTTTAAAAATATTAATATATTTATATCATATATATTAACAGAGACAGTATCGCCTAAAATCGTAATAGTGTTCTCTTCTCTGACCTTTTCTATCTCGCTTACAAGTTTTATAATAGGTAAATCTAGGCTGTTCAACACTTCTAGTTTATCGTTAAGAGGGGCATTGCTTATATTCTTATCTTTATAACTGTGTAAATAGTCAGCAACTGCTAATTGAATATTTGAATGTGTAAAGAAGCTTGGAGTCTTAAAAACACAATCACCGAAAGTAAATTCTGCTTCTTCAAATTTATCAAGCAATTGATCAGATAGGTTAAATATTACCTGCCTATCCTCCAGAGTTAATCCAAGCTCTTTACCTAAAATAGAGTTTCTTATATTTACTAGACAATCAAACTTATCAATAATATTGAGAGTAAAATCCCTCTCCACTCTATCAATTATAATATTCAAACAGTGATTTATATCTTCTACATCATTTGATATGAGCATTTTACATATATTTTTATACTCGTAAAAAGAAAACTCTTTAAAATATACAGTCCCCTTTTTAAGACTGATAGGTACTTTACTTTCTAACATTAAAATAATTTATCAATTAAATCAGGCAATGGCAAGTATAAGTTATCAGCTACCCCATAATGAGAATAGCTCCATTGTGTCTGATATTGCTCCATTGATTCAGCATCATAGGTTAGATTTCTTGTAGATACTCCGGTTGGTACGCAATTATAATAATGCCAAACTTTTCTTGGTATTTGAGATATCTTTTGAAATGATCTAGTATATTGTACTATAGTTATATTACATTTAGGGTCTAATTCAGGATTATTCTCACTATCTCTTGCTACCAGCCCTGCATGGCTTGATAATATTACCCAAGGTCTGATAACGCTATCTATAAAAGATGTATTAGTTTCTCTAAATTCAATAGTTAATGGGGCAAATGCATCTCTGTTACCGCTTATTCTACCTGGTATGAAACCTCTATTATTAGTAATAGGAGCTACATCAGTTTGTAATGTATCATCCGGAATATTTACACCTTGAGCGAAAAGACAGCCATTAATACCTTGATATGGATATGCGGTAATAAAGGCTTTAGCCCTATCTATATCAAAATCTCTTCCTGCACCATCTGAAGGCTCGAGACCTCTAATAATATCAGAATTTAAACCGGCTGGGAAAGTATCGAAAAATACAATAAATTGGGTTCTAAGAGGTATAGCCCCAATCCATGATTCCATAGATTTAATAAAAGTATCTCTAAAACTTACTAGCGGTACGCCAGGAATATTTAAACCAAAAAGATTAATATTAGGTTGTGCTAACGAACCACCTAAAGCTCCTTTTGTTAAGTTTGAAATACCCTGGACTGCATTACCTACTGCATTTAATATACCCATATGTAATATTTAAGCAAAAAAAAGCCGTATCAAGTACGGCTTTTGGTTTGAACTGACTTAAAAGCTTAAGCAGTCTTTCTATAATAGTGGTATGCTACCGTAACATCGAATGTTTGAACTTCGCCTACAGCAGTTATATCATAACTAACATCCCCAACGCTTCTTATACTAACACCAACTAATTGGTATTGAGAAATTCTGTTAAGCTCTTTATCCAATTGGACTAGATCAATAACAGAGCTTGCCTTAGGTGTAAAGTAATTACCAGTAGAATTAGCATCATTAAATGTATCGTTAATTACGTTTTGAAATTTATCATATAAATTAAACGATTCATCTGCTCTAAACTGTAAAGTATATGCTTCAGACTGATTGTATTTAACAGTGCCCGGAATATGAAAGTCGAGTCCCATATATGGTACAGTTACTTCCTGAATTGTTTTACCTGGTAGAGTAGCTGTAGTAACATAAATTAAGTCTTCTTCACCAATTGTTACATCACTCCCATCTCCGAAGTCAATATTTAAAACACGAAAAAGATTATTTCTTGCGAAATCTTTTACTTGTGCCTGCGTGTAAAAGTCCTGTATTGTTTGTTTTACGTCTGCCATAATTATTTATATTTAATCCTTAACCAATTATTTCGTTGAAGTCTGTACCAGTTCTTGTTGCATAGAAGTTAACTAATATGAATTCCGCTGCTCTAACTGGCTTCAGGTAGATATCAACGACCAGTTCATTTTGGTCAATAACATCAGGAGTATTATTTCTTTCATCGCAAACGATTAGATAATCATACAATCCTTCTGTATTCTTAGCATTTTCAAAAATAGGTGTTAAAGTGTTTATAACTCTCGTTCTAGTTAGAAGTGTATTAGGTTCGAATAAGAAGTATTTTACAGTATTCTTAGTAGCTTTCTCTAAATTTAAGAATAATCTTCTTACATTAATTCTATCAAACGCTGTCGGAGCAGCTTGAAGAGTCTTTTGACCGAAAACAACAAATCCATCTTGTGGGAAGAACGCAACTGGATTAACAGAGTTCTTATAAAGCTGGTCTCTTTGCTTTTGCTTTGGATATAAGACTATATCATTAACGCTACCAACTCTACCTCTAGTAAAGCCGGCTGGCGCAAACCATGGTTGAAAGTTAGCATCTGTATTTGCCATTAATTCTGCTGCGGTACCTGAGAATGGTACCCAAACTTGATCATCTAATACTGAATCGTAGACTTTATTCCATCCAGCATATGTTGTAGAGTAGCTACTATTTAGAACTGATGTATAAGCCTGTACTGGTTTAGATATATTCAATGAGAAATTCTTATTAGGATCATCTAATGTTTTAAAGTTAGTACCTTGAACAAATATTGGTCTCGGTAAGTCAGCAATAAACAAGTGATCTTTTCTTCTCTTTTCAGCAAAATCATTGAATCTGTTATAAATTGTCTTCCAATTATCTCTATAAGTCTGAGCTTCAGAGCTAATCTCAAATATGTTAGATTTATAAAGTCCTGAAACAGATGATACATTAGTCATATCATCATAGTATTTACCATCTCCATTTTCTTCTCTACCAGCATTAATAGTTGCTAAGCCGGCTTCAATAGTAATATCAAGATTGAAGAGATCTGGATTTTCAACCGTATCTAATAGTCTATCAATCTTAGATGGTATAGTACCTAAGTCTTTCTGAGTAGCTTCAAGATTACTACCAGCATAACTACCTAAAGTAAATAAGCTATCAGCAGCACCTAGTTGTTGAGCTGCACCTGTCAAAGTTTCAAAAACGCTAGCTGCAGCATGTGCATATTTTTCAGGTACATAATCACTTGATAAAGATTGATACTCTGAATAAGCAGGACCTGCAACCTTATTCTCGTATCTTGTCTGTGCAAGACGAATCTTATTAAGAGGATTACCATCTACATCAAGCCAAGTTTCGCCATTTCTGTGTGAAAGGTTTTCATTAATTAATACCTCGACGTTAGGCGACTGGTCTTCTTTAAATCCTAAGAAGAAGCTTTGTGCTGAACCGCCTGTCTGGCTTTGAATTTGTCTATGGAAGTCAATCGACCCGGTATAGTTTTCAGATAATATATAATCAAGCTTGATTACATCTGAAGCGAATACCGATTGTCTCAACTTAAACACGCCTAACGATAAAGTATCGTCATAATGCTCAGTAGAAATATCAAATTCAGTTAAATTCTCCATGATTTCTGATACACTATCATTTTCTTGACCAAATGTATTAGTCGTAGCATCATTTGCTGCTGAAAGTGAGAAATTTAAACGTGGAGAAGGTAAAGTAATATAATCGCTGGTCGCATTAGCACTTGCACCGATAGATTGTACAGTTTGAATTGCATCAAAGTCTGTAGCATCGTTTAGATTAGAGTTATCAGACATTCCAACATAGAAGCCTTCAAACTTATTATTAACTGTAGTTTGACCTTTGTTAAGAACGATGACACCAGCGCCACCTAAGTCAGTAAAGTCATTAAAGATTGGCTGTATTGTATTCGACCATTCAAATCCATCTACCCCACCTTTTCTTTGCTGAACTGCAAAATATTGTGACTGTGTTAATTCGTAATGAACTGGTTTACCTATTACATAAATTGCTGGCACGTCTACTGTTGTACCATTAGCGTTAGTAGATGTTGGCTGCGAAAAGGTAGTTAAATGTGTATTTTCTAAACCACCACCTGAAAGCGAAACTGCGCTAACAGGATAAACTAGTGCGCCGTAAGAGTTTCCAAAACCTTCTCCGGAGTCTCCACCGTACGGTAGTCTATAAGCTAAGATATTAGCAGGAGAGTTAAACAAAGGTCTAGCAGAGTGATAAAAATATCTTTCTGCTGGGGTTGTTGGTAGTCCATAAATCTGTTCAAACTCGCTTAAGCTTGTTACTTGAATAACTTCATCTGTTGGTCCTTTGTCCGCAAAACCTGCAACTAAAACAGAGGTTCCGACGGGTAGATTGGGTCTCAAGCTTAAATCAATTTCATTAATTTCTACACCTGGTGATTGAATTGTACGTGCCATACTATTATTTATAGCATCCCGGGTAAAAAATTATACCAATTCAACTAATAACTGAGAGAAGGCAAACTCAAACGATGTTTCAATCTCACCTTCTGTTCTATAGTTATATTGAATGCCTCCTAAGCTTATAGGAAAAGCTTTTGTATAGTCAAACTTCGCAATGTTTTTATCAAATTCATCCTTCGCATATAAAGTTATAGTGGTTTGATAGAGATCCGGGGGGTTTGAAGACCTGTCTTTATTTTTAAATTTGGGCGAAACAGCAGGTGTTTTCGATAGGTCATCAGCATCAAAAGTAGAAGTTCTATCGTTATTAAGTAAATCAAGCCATTTATATATAACCCAGTAATTATTAAATTTATTATCAATAGTAAAATTAACAGTTACATTTTCATAAGGGTTTCTTGCATGAGACGATGCTTTAAAGGACTGACCTGCATAGGGTAATGTAACTTCAGGTACCGTAACACTTGGAATTACTGCACCATATACAGAAAATTGTAAAGAATTTTCATTAACTATACTATTACTACTTGCTCCAATATAATTGTTATTAATTTCTTTTAATGGCTCCGGTAAATTGATAACCATTAGAAATTTATCTAATCTACTCTTATTTAACTGTGACTGATTTATTGACATATCCTATTGTAATGGTTTAAACCCTGCATCAAATAATTGATCTAGATCTGAGTGTTGATTTTGAGCATTACCTATTATAACAGGCGGTGTATCTGCAAAACTATCCTCTCGTCCTTCATTACTATATATAGATGTTGGGTTCATAAAATATTTAATCCCAAAATCAAATTGCTTAAGTCGTTGAGGTTTATTATTTCTATCCATTTGCGCTATTTCAAAATACCTGGTAACAATCTCATCTTCTAAAATTATTAGATTCCATATAAGAGCCATAACTCTATCATCATGGTAACCTGCACCTCTCTTAGCTGCCCAAGTACCGTTAGGATATCTAATAAAGTCTTTTAACTCTCTAATAAGATTTGCGTCTTTAATTTGAACTGCTTCCAGCTCATTCACCCAATATCTCATATTAGTAACTCCTTTTAACTTAGTATTTGTATGCGCTATAACACCAAGCTGACTTTTAGATCTACCGGCTGTAGACGCGCCCCATGATACTATATTTTCATACTGATAGTTTTTATGAAGATTATCGACTATTTGAGCCCCGCAATTATTTCTCTCAATACAAACTAAAGGGTTACCCCAATGTTGTAATATTTCGTATACCTTTTCAGTGAAATTAACTGGTGATATAGTATTATTACAGTACGAGGCCACTTGTTTTATACTAGTAAGATCAGTATAATCAAAAACCTGTACTACTGAGCTATCTGCACCTACTCCTTCACTAGTATCTACGCTTGCTATATATATACGGTCTTGACCAGGTTCATCCCATAGTTGGTAACTACCTTCGTCAAATGAGAATTTAGGCTCTTCCGCCCCTTGTATCAATCTCGCATATAGCTCCTCATTTAAAGAGCTTTCCCCAGAATCTAAAAACTCGCAATTAAACTCTTGATTAAATGCTTCCATAGAACCAATAGAAGCTATAGTATCTTGCTTCCATGCTTCATCTCTACCCGGTATCTCGTTCCATAAAATTTTATCACTTGACCAGTTTGATTCTCCTCTCTCGGCGGCATCATATAATCTATAGAATAAATTACCAGTGCCGTTAGCTGTTGAGGCTATAAAGATCTTAGATTTTTTAGATGATGAAATAATTGGATATACTGATTTCCAAAATTCGTCGACTAAATGGGGCTCAATAAAAGCGAGCTCATCTAATATTAAACAATTAACAGATTGGCCACGAGCGGCGGTTCCGGTAGTAGTAGATATACCTATCCGCGTCCCGTTAGCAAGAGTAACTGATGTTTTACCATACTCCTTTACAGCAGGCTTTAACCAGTTAGGTAGCTCTTCGTATGCCATTCTTATTCTTTGCATTATTTCAATAGCAGTACCTTCTTTATTAGCTACTATAAGAATTTTTTGATCTTTATTAAAACAGGCTATCCATAATGCATAAATTGTCATCATTGTAGTCTTACCAATCTGTCTCGAGGCTAATAATATAAAAAATCTATTATCTCTCATTTTACGTAAAGCTCGCTTCTGTACTGGGTGCAAAGCAATCTTCTGGCGACCTTCGTCCAGAGATATAATATAGAAAAACTGTTCTGCAAAGTATAAAAGGTTTTTCGCTGCTTTTTGTAACTGCTTTATTTGATCTGGTGTATATTCGAAAACCGAACCTTCTGCAGGTAGATTAGGGTTATTCATGTAAACTTGTTTATTTTTATCCATCGTCTATTAAATATTTACATGTCCAGAAAAAATAATCTAACCGAAATATGGAATGTTTATCAAGATTCTATAATTAAAGAAGCTACGGCTACTAGACCCATTAAAGGTGGCAACAAACAAATGGGTAAAAAGCCTGGTAAAGGTGCAGTAGATCTAAACTCTAAGGATGCACAAGAAATCCAGAATACTAGCAATAGCGGAACCACAGCCCCGGTTTATGATATCGACGGGCTTAAAGAACCAGTAGATCCTAAGAATATGAAGAAAAAAGATAAGAAAGATAATCTTTATTCACCAGAAAAATATTCTTCCCAACAATTTGACGAAAAGCTTGGAAAAAGATACCGAGCTGATATAAATAATAGTATGAAGTCAATATTTGATAAATTATTTGAATCT